TTTTGCGATACGACCATCTGGAAGTTCCATAAGAACTTTTCCATCTGGAGCATCCATAAGAGTTCTACCAACAAGACTAAATACGCGACCCCCGCGACGAATGAGAGCACGGATTCCTCCGCCCATATAAGCAAATCGTCCTTTGCGGTCACGACGCTGTAGTTGAGCACGAAGAGAACGAGCAAGTGGAGAGTTTCCATCGCCAATAGCAGCAAGTAAAGCATCTGCTGGAATAGTTCCTTGAGGTAAAGCAGAAAGTAAAGTTGTGTAGTAAGTATGTTCTACTGAATCAACATCTGACAAGAGAGCAGAAGCAAGAATTGTTCGTGCACTGTCATCAGTAATGCGAGAGTCATCAACAATCCAACGAATTTTTGTTTTATAAAGAGCGGCAGCAGTCAGAGAGTGGTCGCGGGTAGAACGAGGGTGCGAAATTGGCAGTAAGTCGGTGTGTGAGACAGTAAGAGAGTTTGATTTATTGTTTTGAGCAAGGTTAATGTATTGAGATAATTCTTTGAGAGCCATATGCTCGCGGAGAGAGAAAGGCAAGTTGCGTGTTGACTGAAGTGAGCGAAGAACAACAGTAAAGGCAGCCTTTTTTGTAACACGACGAGATGATTGTGTGTTTTGATTTACTTCTTCTAGTAAAGAAAGAACAGCCTCTCTAATTCTTGCTGCTTGATTGTTTACTGAAGCACGACGTCCCTTGTCAGAGATGGCATAACCTATACGACGAATTCTGCTCACTCTTGAGTACCTTCCTCAATCTTTGGTAATAAATCTGCGTCAAGACTTTCGTGTCCAAGAGATGCTAGAAGTGACGCACGAACAAACGGGTCATCTCCGTTTCTTACACCACGAAGCCAAGAAGCACGAATTGCTGGCTCTACTTCATAACCAAATCCTGAATACTCTGCCATAGCAAGAATTGCATCTTCTGGATAGAAGTAATCTTCTTTACTTCCCAATTCTACTGTGAGTTCTTGGTCGTAAGCATAATCTTGTAACTCTTCTTCTGTTGGTCCAAAATCTTTTTTGATTACTCCATCTGGAAGAACAGCAAATCGGCAAACTCCCATTGGTTCTACTGGAAGCGAAATAATTTGGCATTGATCTCCACCAGCATACAAAACACAATTGCCACAATGAACACCAATTTCTTGGTCTTTATTTTCTGCTGCTGGTGTGTATCCAGCCCAGATACCTGTAGCGTCTTCGTTGAACTTTCCATACTTTGTAGCAATCTCAATAAGTGCTGCTGCTAGTTCTTGCTCTTCTGGAACAAGACCTGCTGCTGTAATTGAATTTGATTTTTTAGTTGAACGTGGGTGTGATGCTGGAAGTAAATCATTATCAGTTGTGTAGGCAGAGTTAGATGGCTTACCAGACTTTAGTAAACGAAGGAAAGCGTTGACACGACCCATAGCCCATTGGTTGCGATTCATTCCAGGACGATGCGAAACACTAAATGCTCCAGCGCCACGGCGATAAACAGCCTTGAGCATTCCAAGTGATGCCTTGCGACCTGGAGAAGCCTTTTCGTTGTGCTTTGCTACTTTTTCTTTTAGAGATTTTTCTACAGAAGCAGAAAACTTAACTTTGCGTGCTGCCTTTATTCCTTTAGCAGAGCCTTTTTTATTTTTATTAGAGCCTTTAATTCTGTCTTTTTTAGGTGCAGGAGTTTGAGCAATAGTTCTTTTGCCAGCAAGTTCTGATTCTTCAAAAGTAGAGATAGAAGTATCAATCGGGACGCAGTTAGGGACCATGTTTCCGTTTTTACCTTTTTTCATTCCAACTTGCTTATAGCCTTCCCAGCAAGGACCAGCACCAGCAGTTGTTGCTTCGGAAGAAACTAAAACATCAAAAGAATCATTAGACATTTTCTTCTGGACTTTCTTGAGGTGCTGCTTCTTCTGGTGTCTCTGATGTTCTTCCTAAAGCAGCATCAAGTTTTGCTTGGTCTTCTGGAGACAGTTGTACTGGAGATTGTCCAGAAGCAACAGCACGAACTTGTTCCATAAACTCAGAAGACACTGTTTGAAGCATTGCTTCTGTAAGTTCTGGACTAATTGCACCTTTCTCAAACAACATACGAATAGCAATTTCATTTGGAGTTGGAGCATCTGCCTGTGAGAATCCGTGAGCACGGCGCCATGCTTCTTGTGAAATAACAGCACGGTCATATCCTGAGTCAGCATCTGAAGCACGGTCATTACGAGTTGATACTGCTGATGGGTCATACCAAACAACAATCTTCTCAACATCGGAAGGTGAGTAGCCTTGTGCAACTAGATATGGACGTAAGTAGACAATCGTCAAAGCATCAGCAATAAGCAACATCAATGGCTCGATGTGTGCCTTGTAAAGGGCTTCATCAATCTGAAGTGCGTTTGAATACTTTACGTTAGCAAGTCCAGTAACAATATCTTTTGGAACATCAAGTCCTTGAAGGATGCGCTCTAGTACTCTGTCTGCACGTTGTGCAAGTGATGGGTCAAATGAACGCTCAAACTTGAATTGCTTGATGCGGTCACCAAGTTCTGCTGGACCACGAATGATAAGAGGAACAACTGCTGATGCGGACTCTTCGTCACGAATTGGAGTTGTCATAGCGTCAATCAACTGGTCTTCAAATTCATCTTCTGCTTCTTCAGCAGTGAAGCCAGGATTTAATTCGCTGTCTGCCTCATCATATGGATAGTCAGGGTCGCCTTGTGCAGCAACAGAAAGTCCATCAGGCAAATACAACGCACCAGCATTGAGGCGAGAGCGTGCAGTTGCACGGAACGTTCTGTTGAGGAGAAGAAGTTCAGCACAAAGGTCAAGTAATCCACGAAGTGATGAATCAGATTCATCAGAGTAACGAGGATGTGAACGCCAGATACGTCCTACGAAAGCATTACCAGAAAGTTTATTTACACCCTGCTGAGTATTCCCACTTGTTTGCTCACGACGACCAATAATGTTATAACCGCCACGAACATCAGCCATAACTTCATCAACGGAACGAATATCCCAAGACTCAGGAATTCCTGTTCCCTTTTTTTCTGGAAGTTGAACTAAATAACATTCACCAGCAACTGAAAGATTCAGTGCTGCATCTCTTAGAAGTCCTGCTTGTCCGCCATATGCAGAATCTAAACGAGCAAGTGCTCGCTCTGCGGCAGCAGCAAGACGTGGATCAATAACTGAAGCATTACGAACAGATGTTGGAGCCTCTGAAGGGTTTTCTACAATTGCTGCATAAATACGAATACGAGAAACAACAGATGCAACAAGGTTGAAGGCATACTTCACTTCACCAATTGCGTCGTAATATTCCCAAGCCTCTGATTGCCATGCTGAAGAGCCAGCGGAACGACGTTGCTTAAACTGCTCAAATTCTCCCTTGTCATTTATCTTCATTTGTACAGCAGCGGCTGTCAATGTACGAGGCGCTGAATAAGGAAGAGATGCTGGAGATGAAGAAGCAAATACTGAAGCGATACCTGTAACTGGTTTTTGTTTTTGTGGAACCACTAATTGACGTGAACGATTAGTTTTTGGTGACTTAGTTCTACGAGAAGAAGATTTTTTCTTAGGCACAGGCGTAACCTCTGATGCCTTTGGCGTTTCGTCGCGTTTGAATACGCTCACAGATAAAACTCCTCGTCCTTGTCACGGAGTATCAAGACTACTTGTCCTCATACGCAGTTAACAGGCCAGCGATAGCCGAAAGTGCTAAGACTATTGCGACTATGTTTGTGGCTTCAGGAATAATGATACGGGATATTACAAACAATGAGGCGGACCAAACGCTCACACACCATACGCAAGTGAGCCAGTAGCCTATTTTTGTACTCTCTGGTGGAAACTTCTTCCACAACCATTCTCTGGGGCCTGATAACAACTCATCACGGGTCACAAGCCTAGACAACCGATAGGTTGCAAGACCGTATATGGCTAGTTCAACTAAAGTCATTGCTCTGGGTTCTCCTGAGAGGTCAAAATGTTTTTGTAAGGGTTCCAAGTGCGAAGTCTAGAGCCGCAACCGCAGTTATTGTCCCTACCGAAGGCTATGAACTTGCCAGTTTCGGTTTTGACACGATGAATCTTTTCTTCCTTTGAGTAAGACTCAACTTTTTCTTTGAAAACAAGTCTTGGACCTGTTGGAGAGTCGACAGCAATTAATATAAGACCATCAATAAGAGTAATGCGACACGCATCTACCTTTCTAGAGCCTTTAGGTGCTCCTCCACGAGGTAGAAGTTCGTTTATATCCTCTAGAGACCCTGCATCAGCCAATGTTGCAACTGCTGGAAACACATCGGCTCTTATTTTCATTCAACTTCCTTATATTCAGAGGGTATGTAAAAGTCTTGCCACCCTAAATGAGACTTAGCAAGGCTTAGTGGAACCAACAGAGGCTTATCACGAGTTGCTTGACCTGGCTCGAGCATTGTGTTGAGGTCTTGAGAGTCTTCAGCAACCGGGCAATACATCCAAGAGTGACTTTCTTGGAGAGTTTCTAGTGGAAAAGCAATTGGATGATGTGAGGACTCAGTTGTGAAGGTTTCTAAACGTCTTGCGTTAGGTCTAGAGGTAACTTTTTTAGAATTGAACCATACTGCAACAACTAATTGATCTTCGGAGTATGTTCCAGAATTGTTTTTGTAAGTTCTAGGCATTGCTCAGTCTCCTCGCCATTGCTCTGTAGGTAACTCCTGCGGCTTCAGCGATTGCTGCGGCAGGTACACCACGACGATATAGGTCTAAAGCAATCATCGTTAGTTCTCTATTTGCTTCTGCAAACGGACTATCAGCAGAAGTCTTTGCTCTGTAACGTTTTGAAAGGTCAGCAAGTTGTTTGATACGAGGTTTCAACTCTGGTGGAACACCTGGAGAGATGGACCTAGTGATTGGAGCGTTAGGTAAGGGTGCTGTAACTGTAAGAGACTTAGGTGGAGTAGGTGGTATTGGCCTACGCTGCGGTACAGAAGCAGTGTTCTGAACCCAGAAATGAATTGTGGACTTTGGTCGTATTGGTTTTAGAGAATTAGCAATTACTAACAAAGACCAACCTGCTTCCCAGAGTGCTCGGATACGTTGTTTTAGAAGGTCTTCACTTAAATTTGATAGAAAACGAACTTCGTCATCTGGAAGTCTAGTCTTCTTTTTCATAATAAGTTTATTGTACAGGATTTTTTAGGACCCGTACAAAAGACTAGCCGAAGTGTTGAACGTTTACAGTAAACGGTGGCGCTGTGCTTGGATCTAAACGAGAAGCAATAGTGAGTGCTTGACGAACAACTGTCTTTGCTGTTGCTAGAGTTCTTTTCCTGTTCTCTAAAGCACTATGCATAGATCCAAGCGCATAGTGTGCGCCAGAACCAACAGCATAGATTCCAGACTCATCGTGAGCCCAGGAATAGTCCTCACCAACTTCGTAAATGGTCGCATTGACAATAACTAAAAGTTGGCTATCGTGTTCTCCGTCTTTGGAATAAGAGTTTTCTTCGAAGCAACGTTTTAGGTCTGGGATAAAGTGTGTAGTAATAAACTTATCTAACTTCATTCCGTAAGAAGTAGGATTTATTGTAGGCGGCTTGAAAACATAGTTGATAATATTTACAGCACGCATATCCCCAGCAGCGCCTAAAAGATACTGTCCATTTTTTACTAGTTTTCCGCTCTCTTTTGGCAAAGTGTAAATGCGGTTGTTATCTTCAGTAACTCTTGAGTCATAGCCAACGACAGCCCAGTTTTCGCCTTGAACGGCAGCAATTGTTGTCATTGCACATCACCCTTACCAGTTGTATTTTGTTTTTTAAGCAAGGCCATCCCAGAGGTCATTACGAAGTTTTTCGTACTTGTCTCCGTGATACCCGTTTCCTTTATTAGAGATATCTTCATCTCTTTGTAAAGAGTCTAGCGATAAAACAGCCACAAAATCAGTATCTTCAAACATAATAACTAACTTCGTGTCGCCATCAGCAGGGTCGTCCACAATGGCGGCCATAAAAGGCTGAGCAGAACCATTTGGGTGATAATCCCTAGCAACAATCTCCATACCAAAAAGAGTAATGGGTATTTATCTTATGCTATTTGTAAAACTTGTCAAGTCTATAGACACACCAACTCCATCTTTAGACAGGAAAGAAAGGAGTTGGCGGAGCGGAAGGGTAAGCCGCTCTCATCTCGGTGTGGAGGAAAGGGGGTTTACTCCACTT